AAAGCGCCCAATGCGACTATAATGTTATCCATGTTTATAAAAGGGGCGATCAATTAACCCAAGTCGCCCATTTTAGAGAGAAATGCTACCCAGAAGAGTCCGCTTCCGAGGCTATAGCACTCGGAGCGTACTATAATATGGCTTGGCAAATACCAGAGGTAAACTCATGTGGAGCCGCAGCATTAGCCCTGTTCCGGTCATGTTACCCCCTTCATCGTATATTCCGGCGTAAAAACATAGACAATATACAAAATGAATCGCCTACAAAGTACTTGGGCTGGAGAATGACTGGTAGAAGCAAGTCTGAAGCAGTTAGCTCCGCTACTGCCTTTTTTAAACAAGGTATGTGCGTTGTTAAAAACCCGAACACACTCCGTGAGCTAGAAGTTTTTGTAAAGAAAAGTTCTAAGATGTTACCCGAGGCAATGGACGGGACAGATCCTATAACAGGAGAAAGGTACCATGACGATGAAGTCACCTGTTTGATGCTTGGAATCTATGCAAGTAGGCAATTGCCATATATGGGGGAGACTATGTATCAACCCCCCGAAGAAAAGTACGAATGCCCCCACGCCATTGTAGCTGGAGGGGTTTGCTTAAAGTGCCGCAAAAAGGTGCCACAAGCCGAAGTTAAACCCTTGACTTTTGACCAACTTAGGGCGACCGTTAAAGCGAATAATAAAAGAAATAAGAGTTTAAACAATAACTCGATGTTAAACTTTTGGATTCAGAGGTAGGCAATGGCAGGATTAAATCAAATTGTTTATTCAAGCCCAGATGAGGCAGAAGAAGGCACTGAGGTAGAATGGTCTAAATTTGGCTACGTCCCAGTTTCTGATGAAGACACTGAGGCCATTGGCGCAGAACTTATCAGTAGTATTTTAGGAAAATCTGAAACCGAAACCCAGCGCCCGCTGCTTGTAGATCGATCTAACCCAATGTCGTTAGTTAATCTTCAGCAAAAAGACATGCCATACGCGCAAATACAACCTCAAAAACGACCCCGAGACAACCGGCAAAATCCGCGGCAACAGCGAAGAGAATTTGGGGGATATTCAGCAAATCAAAACCAGCCTCGAATTCCCGCGGGCCAGGGCAATCTTGTGCGCCAAATTTTGCAACGACGAAACCAGATGCACCAACACGCTGCACCTAGAATGGGCCAGCAGATGCCACAGTCTACGCCTTTTATGGGATATGCGGCTAATCAACAGCGGATGCCCCGGCCTCCAATGCCTGCCCCGCAAATGCAACGTCCATTTCCACCAAGCGGGCCACAGCCGCGGCCCGCGATGGGACCTCAGCAGCCAAACATTTACCAACCTTTAGGGCAGCCAGCGCCTGCCGCGCAACGCCCTTACTACGCTATGGATCCTTATCAAGGGCACGGAGGGTTTTAAAATGTCTGGAGTACCACGCAAACCTCAACGCGATCCTGAATTAATCAAAGTCGGGGAAAAAGAATCCGATGAATGGTATGCAGGCGTCCCCACTACGTATGGCAGTACTTTGGGGACAATTTATGGGGCTCCCGGTTATATGGCCGGGCCAATAGTTGGGACAATAACTTCGGGCCTTGGTGGCTTACTTGGTGGCTGGGCAGGAAGTTTTTTTGAACCTGAGCCAGAAGACATTATGGTAGAAGAAAAACTTCCGCCCCCAGAGCCCTATGAGTACACACCTTTGCAAGGAAGTGCTATACGAGGCGGAAGCGGTTCAGCCCCACCTCCTATGGTCCAACAATACGGAGTTGAAGATCCTTATGGGTTTGGTTGGGGATGAAAAACGATAAGACCAAAGTTCTTGACTACGTTAAGAAATGCGTTAAACGCAATCAAGATGCACGAAAACCACTAGAGTATAGGTGGTATGAAAATGCTGCTTTTGCTGCTGGGTATACTAATATTGAGTATGACCCTCGGAGTCAAAGGCCCATTGCATTTAATGCAGGCGCAATTCAATCAAGCAATCCTCAGGTTCAAGATAAACTCCGAAAATACCATGCAAAGCTTGTTTCTCCTCGAATGATGCCCGAATGCATTCCAGGCTCCAATGAAAGAGATTCTAGAAAAAAAGCTAGTATTGCTAATAGTTTAATTCTTCATTTTTGGGAAAAAAAGAACACTATTTACGCAAAACATGCCGCAATGATGAATATGATGATCTTTGGCAATGGCATATGGGCAACGCAATGGGACCCAAATGCTGGAGAGTTTGTTGAAGAAATATCTTATTCGGATGGAGCGCCTGAATATTCTTCTGTAAACGTCCCACTTCTCGATGAGTTTTCTGAGCCATCGCTAGTGGATATGCCATTTATGGAAGAGAGGACGTTAAAAACGATCTCTTATCAGACCGGATTGCCTAGGATCCGGTCTGTCCACCCCTTTAACTTTTTCCCCGATCCCCACTGGAGACATTTAAATATTAGCCAGTGTATGAACTATGGGGAAAGAAAGTTAATCCCATTTGATTTACTAGAAATCTATTTTCCAGATGTAGACATTGATAAAATCCAAAGTGTTACCGAGCCTGAAGATGCTTTTCTTTTTAGGGAAGTAGACTCTACTTTTGGCTTGCGAGAAACATATCAAGAGGGCTCCCAGAAAATGGTAGAAGTCTGGGATTTTTATCATGCGCCTATTGTCTCGGACAGACTGGGCCTTGAGTATCGCTCAGGTTTTAGATGCGTATATGCTGGCGACCAAATTATTAAACTTGTGGATGGCCTTCCGTACAATGATTATCCACACGCCACTTACCGTGATCGGCAGTTTACTGATCGTGGCTGGGGTCTATGCGTTGTTGACGTTTTAAGGCAAGCGCAAAAACGCCTTGACCTCGTTGAGCATATTGAGATTCGTGCAGCAGAAAGGACGGCAGATCCGCCTTTGCTTAAGCCTGCTGGTTCCAATGATACTAATTTTCAGGGTCGTGCTGGTGAGATATACGAGTATGTGCCTTATGGTGAAGAGAAGCCAACCTTTATGGTTCCACCCCAAATATCACCGCACCTGTTTCAAATGAGATCAGATGCGATGGCTGATTTGGAGTCGTTGAGCCTTACTTCTTCTCCTGTTGGAGGTTCGACTCCATCGCGCGGGGACAGTGCTGCATATCTAGATAGATTGCTGCAAGAAAACCAGATCGCGATGGCCCCCACAGTTCAAGAAATTGAGGCCGCTCAAGCTCATCAGGCGACCCACCTTGTACGACTATGTCAAGATCACCTTCCCATTGGCTATCGCTTTGCCTTAGCTGGGCATGACCAACAAGCCGCTGTGCATATTTTTGACGGAACACCATTTAATCTACTTGATGTGCGAATGGTTCCTGGCTCTGCGGCAGTTTCTTATCCTAATGAAATTCGTAGTTCTATTATGCAATTGGCAGCAAACGGAATGCTTCAAGAAAGCAACCCTCGGACCGATGCCATTGTAGAACTTCTTCTGGGCGCACCTGTTGCATCAAAGCTAACAGACGTTGAAGAGCCTGGAGATAAAGCAGTTGCATCCATTAACATCTTACGCATTCAGGATGGCCAAGAGCCTTTCTTTAAGCCATGGATGGATCATCAAAAACACATTGGCGTTTTGCTAGAAGCCATGAGAGATCCTAAGTTTTTCTTAGACTACTCTCCCCAGCAACAACAAAAGTTAGAGCAACTATTGCAACAACATCAAGCAGCAATTGCTCCTAACCAAGCGCCACAAGGAATGCCCGCCCCGCCGCAAGAAGGCGGGGGCGGACCACCCCAACAAGGGGGAGGTGCAGGCGTTCCACCAGATCTTGCCGCTCTTATGGGCGGAGGACAAAAGGGACCAGCAATGGCCCCGGCAATAGCTTCAGGGTTTACAGGACAACTAGGCGTAGAGGGTAGTGCGCCAAACTAAAGGGAAGGGTTATGAGTAAAACAGCAGAAGAAAGAATTGCAGAACTAGAAGGTCGTTTAAAAGAAGCTCAAGGGCGTAATTCTCAATTACAGGGACATTACAACCAAGCTTACAAAGCGATGGAAGAGGCTAAAAGAGATGCTTCGTATTTTAAAGGGCAAGTTGAATCTATGGGATCTCGACAACCCGTTCAAAGCGAACAATCTTCTTCAGCATACGATGATTTTAGCACCTCCGAATTAACTTCAATTGAAAGCGTAATTGATAAGATGGTTTCTGAAAGGCTAGAGCCTCGAATGCAATTGGTCGAACAATACGCAACAGATGCACTTCAGCAAACTGCTGGGCGAGAAGTGGACCGAGCATTAAAAGCGTTTAAAGAAAAGAATCCCGAGTCTTCTCGGATTATGGACTTTGAGCGTTTAATTATGCTTGATGCTTCTGACGAGGTTAAGCGTCGTCAAGCCGTAAATCAGCCCGTTGGTGATGTAAAAGAGATTGCTCTTAAAATTGCCGCTGAACGAGTGGGCAAGTTTAACGCATTGGAATCAAAGGTGGCAGAAGAGAACAAAAAACGCCGGGAAATGGCTGAACGAAAAGCAATGCTTCCCGATATGTTTGCTTCTGCTGGATTTGAAGATCTTCCTAAAGCTCCTGAAAACGCGAAGGAAGCTGGAGATCTTCT